ACAGATGTATCCCAAGCTGCCTTCAGCTTTGCAATCGTGTCTGCATCTGTGATTGCTTTTGCCGCTGGTGCATCACGCAGTGCCTTCTTCTTAGCTACAGAAGCAGTCTTGGCATCCGCATCGTCTGCCTCAAGTGCCTTCATGTATACTACGTCCTCTGCATCAAGCAACGGTTTACGCACTGCACGAATCTTGTCCTTAAAGATCTCCTTGGCCTTTGCCAGATCCTCACTAATGACGCTCCCGCTTAAAGACCATGCACCGCGAAAGTGACGGTCAGAAGGAACGGTGGCCTTGGAAGCATCGATCTGGTTCCCGTCCTTGTCTACGATGTATGTTGTCGGCATTTTATGTTCCTCTAAGCTGCCAGTTCATCAGAGATACGCCAGGCGTTTCTCCACTCGCGTGTCCTCGGAAGCTGTTGCTTCCGACAGATCACCATCTTCGGGCGATTGCCCTCGTCCCACGACTGCCATACAGACTGTGGTACGTCCTTCTGGATGAGGTACTCGATAGCCTCTTCTTCGGTCATCGGCCCCATCGGTTCTGTGTCATGCAGCAAGTAGCCGCGTGTGTGTTTCTTGAAGTCGGGCTGTGCCTCGTCCTTCTCTAACTCCCAGTATACCCAAACCGGCGGCAATATCCCACCCTGCAAAGCACAAGCCATCCAATTGGGATCAGGCACCATTATCCTAGCGCATTCGTCTACCTTGTCTTCGTAGACAACGCGATAGTCTGACTGCACACCATCAAGGTTTTCCTTTGCCCAGCAGAGCCGTTCCCATAGATGTGTGCCTTGAAACTCTGGGGTCACTGTCATGCGAGGTCTCCGTGTACCGATGTTCCAACCTCGACGCAATCATCACGAGAATTGTCATTACACAGCACTGTTACTTGTCGATGAGATGACGTTGAGGCTGTACCGCTATTAGTACATATCCTGCCAAAATTGCCATTAAAGCCGTCCTTTGCACCACCGCTATAAGCGTAGTCATCATTTGCCATATTGTTTGTTAAAACCACAGAATGTTCGCCTACCTCATGGTCTGTGATCGAACTGGAGTTTAAGCTATCACGGATAGTTGTATCAGAGTTGTAATTTGTCCACGCCTTTGCACTACCACCCACAACATATTCTGTAGACACAGAACCTTCAGTCGAGTGCGTCAGGGTATCCGCTTTGATTATACCGAATGCCATTACTCACCTGCCTCCAGTGCTGCGACTTTTGTCTCGAGTGCTTCAATCTTTGCGATGGCTTCTTGCAGTGCGCCGGTAAGCAGCGGAACCAGCTTAGATTGGTCAATCCCCTGCATGACAGCTTTGCCGTCTTCGTCCACTTTATCCTTAGTGCCGCTGATTGCTTCTGGCACGACGGTCTGCGCTTCATGCGCAAGGAAACCGTCAACGGTTCTGTCTGGGTCAATAATGAAGTTGAACCGTTTGGGTGACAGCGCCTTCACACGAGTGATTGCGCCGGTCATGTCGGCTACGTTTTCTTTGAGTCGATAGTCGGAGGATGTACCGTAATTAACCGCGCTATTACTATAATCAATGCCGCCCACATTGGAGCCGTTGTGGAAAAAATAATGTCCAGCAAAGTCGCCGCTAGCCGTTTTGTGTTGGTCAACCCGTGCTACATTAGCATCTGCGCCAGTGTTTAACTCTAAACCAGGGTCGTTTGAAGTAAGTGAGGTTTTGCCTATTAGCACGGCTCCGCTGCTGGATTCGATGCGCATACGTTCTGTGTTGTTTGTAGCAAAGGTCAGATTGTGTGAATTGGGTGTGCCAATGACTGCTTCGCTAACACTTCCCGGCGCAGCCATATGAAGTTGACGTGATGTAACACCACTGTCTTTTAGGAGGATGCCAGAACCTGTTGCATTACTATTGAAAGTATCTGTGCCGGTCATAGTAGCAGAGCCAGTTACAGCAACACGGCCCGTGCCATCAGGGTCAAGAGTAATATCGTTGTTACTCGCAAGGCTGGAGATTTTGTTTGTTTTTACCTCACTCATAAGAGATCTCCAATAGTCATACAATAACTTGCACTTACATCGACATTATCGCCTTGTGCATTAGCGTCTGAATTTTTTCCCGTGAAAAAATCAACTTGTCCTGTAGTTGGTGCAGTCATCGTTGAATCGCTTACAAGATGTCCTATGTTTGCATTTACTCCACACCTAGTGTCGCCAGCAAGTCTAGTCTCTCCGCCATCAGTAGCATTCATGCAAGATGCAAAATGGCATCTGTCCGTCACCGAACTAAAATTGTTTGTAAATTTAGTGGTGAAATCGCCTGCTCCGTGGTCCTGTAGAGTGGTTTGATTTAACGAGCCATCTACTATACCATCCACTGCGTCATAGTTGACCCAGTGTTTCGCAGCCTCTTGCTTCGTCAGCGTAGCCGCACCACCGCTGGTGCTTTGGATAGTATCTGCCTTTAGTGTACTCATAGCGTCACCAATGTCCCGCCGCTTTCAACGGTCAGGGTCACGCCACTGGCTACAGTGAACGGACCTGTCACGTTTGCGTTCTCAGTTGCAAGGATGGTTATGTTACTTGTGAGGCTCTGTGCGTTAGTGCGAAACAAACCACCGCCCTTGAAGTTGCCCTTGTTGGCCGCTGGCGGCGTCACAGAACCTCGAGTCAGTCCTAAGAAGTTAATAAAGATATTGTTTGTTCCAGAAGAAGGTGCGTTCCCTGATCCAAACTCAAGCGTAGTGGAGTTTGTTAGTGTGTAGGCGTTAGAGTCCTGAACTACGCCATCCACAGAAACCAAGATGTCCTGAACGTCCGAGACCGCGTTGTCCAACGTGAACGAAGTTGTGGAACCGTTGCCGCTCTCCCGCTGAACTACAGGGATGTTCTCAAAATGTGTGGCCGGTCTATTTCCAGTGTATGGCACAATGCGCTCCTTTAACTACTGATCGCATCCACTGCGGAAACCCATACATCCACAGAGTCCGCTGCACTTGACTGAACCTTCAAAGCATCTCCTGATTGCAGGACGATTTTAGCACCACCATCCAAAACCTGTAGAGCTGATGCCGCCGGTATCGGAGCATCTTTGACCAGGTAATGATCGTTTGAACTCACCGTTAAAAACACGCTTACCGTAATCTGAGAAGTGGTGGTATTAGCTAGATTGATTCCAACCAAAGTATCGTTTGAATTTGACGTATGTATCGCAACTGCTGATGTGCCCACATTTCTTGCAATATACCGTGTAAAGTCCTGTGCCATTACCTTCTCCTAAAGTGCTATCGCCATTGCAATAGCAAATCCCGCTGTCGCTCCTGTTGATCCGCTTGACGCTGATGTCACCCTTCCATCAGCCGCCACAGTTATACTTGAGTTTGTATAGCTACCAGCCGAGACCCCTGAATTTGCGATATCCGTTGCGATTGACACGTTGCCTAAGTTTGTCATTGCAGTAGCACTGGCGGTCACATCCCCAGTTAGCGTAATCGTTGGACTCTTTTCTACGGTGACGCCACTCTCAATAGTGCCGCTAGACAACGTCAGACTAGAAAAAGCGTCTACCGCCGCTCCAGATCCATCCGTGTAGATGACCTTTGTTTCACCGTTAGGAATTGACGGGTTGGTACCGGAACTGACGATTTCAATCGTCTGACTACCAGAGGTAGCGTTCTCAATAAACCAGATTTTAGAAACTGTGCTTGGAGCAAGCGTAACTGTCCGTGTGGCTGTCAGGCTTACGCCAGAGGTAATCTTCAAGTACATCGCACGGACACCGTCCGTTGCACCGTCCGCCATTGTAATCGTGCTGTTAGCATCACTGGCTATTGCTTCTGTGCCAAAACCAAAGGCATCCGCAATAAGCTCAAGATTTGCGTTCGTCGTCTGGCCCCAGGTGCCTGACTGTTCGCCGTCAGCAATCTCTTCAAGACGAAGATTATTTACATATGTACTCGCCATTCATGCCTCACGCTGCTATGTCTTCCCAGTTGTCGCTAACCCCTGTGGTGATAGTGCTCCAAGATGGTGACTGACTTGGCGACACAGCACTCCAAGATGGTGACTGACTCGGAACAATCTGACTCCATACCAAGACAGACCCAACTTGGCCTGTTCCGACTATACCAGTAGCTGGCACATTTGCCAATCCCGTGACAGTTACCGAACCTAATCCACTTTGGATGGCGTCTGAAGTAACCTGAACGTTTGCTGATGCAAGTGCAACAGCGGTTCCCTGCGATGCCGTCAGGCCAATGCCTGTAACGTCTATATTGTTGTTGGTAACTAGAGAAACTTCTCCAACAGATCCAGTGGCCTCTATTCCTGTGGCAGGGATGTTGGCCTCGCCAACAACGGTAACTGAGTCAATCTCGCCAGTGGCCTCTGATCCCGTAACAACCACAGTTACGCCAATAACAGCTTCAGCGGTTCCTACCTGACCTGTAGCCTCTTCCCCTGTAACAGAAACGATAGCTTGAGCATCTACCGTCACAGAATCAATTTCGCCGGTTGCCTCTAGACCGGTAACATCTATGTTGTTGTTGGTTACGGGGGTAACCGAACCGACCTCAGAGGTAGCCTCCAAACCAGTCTGAGGGACATTAGCATCCGCTGTAACAGTTTCATCACCAACTTCGCCTGTGGCTTCAGAACCAGTGACCGCTACATTCGCCGCCGCCACAACAGTTTCATCACCAACGGCAGAAGTAGCTTCTAGGCCGGTAACAGCAATATTGTTATTGCTTACAGGGACAACCGAACCAACCCCGCCGGTTGCCTCCTCGCCGGTCTGTACTAGGATCTGTTGAGTGGTAACGGTTTCGTTACCAACTTCGCCTGTAGCCTCTGATCCACTGACAGCGATCACAGCGGCAGCGTCTACGGTGACAGAGCCGACGCCAGAGCTGGCCTCTAGTCCGGTCTCAGGAACAACCGCACCAGCGTCTACGGTGACAGAGCCGACTCCACCCGTTCCTTCCACACCGGTGACGGCGACATTGAAGATTACTCTTACAGTAACCGAGCCAACTTCACCGGTGCCTTCGGATCCGGTAACAGACAAGTTCTGTGCGGTGCTTAGAGTAACAGTGCCTACAGCGGAGGTAGCTTCGGATCCAGTAACGGAAACAACCGCAGCGGCAGAAGTCTGACCGCCAAAGTTACGAACACCAAAAAGATTGGATTCTCTGTCACTACTGTCGTCTTCTACTACAGCGCCGACAGGCACCTCTGAAACAAAGCGCATACCAGCGGTGAGCGCGTAACTCTTTTTGTTTGGAGTAAGATTGCTATCCGTAGTCGTGCTTGAGATAAGCTGGAACTTGGTCGGAAAGTCTGATCCAGTGTTGCTTGTCGCAAGCTGTATGGTGTCTACGAGTGTGCCGCTACTGTTGTAGACCTCAATGTTGCGGTCATTTGTACCCGGCGCACCGATGAAGTTAACAAATTCAGCCGCCTCTATCAGCCTAAACTCGTGAGCAAAACAGCCCTCCGGTATAAAGCTGGTTTTTTCACCGCCGTCACTGTCCGCAATGCTAAATGCCGCAGAGGCTTTAGCCGTTTGATACCTATTACTTGGCCCAGTAAAGTCTGTGCCCCCTGCAAAATTAGTGTTGGTTGTGCTTATCGTGGAACTGTTACTGGTCCCATCACTAGCAAATCTTGTGAAGGTTTGTGCCGTCCCGCCGTATCCATCCACCAAAATCGCTGCTGCACTGCCAGATGCAAAGCCATAAAGGAAGTCGGTGCTTGCAGGGAACGCTGATCTGCTATCGCCAGACAAGCTAGTAGAGCGTGTCTTAAAGACAATAATCGGCAAGTCTGAAAATACGGTGTATTCAGGGTCAGAAGTATCGTCAGCGTAGGATTGCGTTGTGGTCGCGGTGCTACCGACACTCAAGGTTGTGGTTGATACACCGTCCTTGAATATCTCTACCGATGCCGTGCCATACAGGGCGCGCATCTGTAATACAAAACCCGTCCTTGTATTGCGGAAGCCAAACGAAGTGCCTGCCCAAGAGGTCGGCACACCAACAGTTTGGTTGTCCCCACTTTGAAGCGTAATCGGCTTGTTGGCCGATATGATCTTGTTTTCATAATCTGACGCGGAGACTGTAAGTGTGCCACCTGCCGAACTTATTGTGCCAAGAGATGACCCGTCAGCCGAGACTGTGGTGCTAGCCTCAAAGGCCATAACAGTTATGTTGGGATCATCGGTGTCTGTAGGTACGAAGTATTCGGCGTTGAGGGCGCCGCCTAGCTCTGGGTTGCCTTGAGCCGCAAATCCAACAACGGAAACTCCTGCATTCGCAACAACCGTTACGCTACCAACCGAACCAGTAGCTTCTAGACCGGTCTCAGAAACATTGGCAACGCCGGTTACGGTTACAGAACCTACGCCTGATGTGGCCTCTAAGCCAGTTTCTGGGACGTTAGCTTCTGCATCAACCGTTACGCTACCATTACTTGCGGTAGCCGAAACTCCAGACGCAACAACAGGTAAGGGGGAGTTCCACGCCCCTTCGGACCATGAACCCCGACCCCAACCTGTTATGTTAGCCATAGGAGACTCCTACAGCTTACGCAATACGGATGATTGCGTTACTTGCGTCAGCCGTTGGGAACTGAATCGTAAAATCACCTGCCGTGGAGGTCTTGTCTCCACCAAAAGCAAGGATGATTACTGCATCAGATGTGCCCGATCCGCCACCACTGGTGGTGTTGTAGATCATCGCACCGTTTGCAGTGACAGTAGCCGTGCTAAATGTCAGGTTTGAAAAAGAGGTAATAGCTGTGGTGCCACCACCTGGGATACTCGGCGTGACGTTAGTCAACGTACCGCCACCTGCGCTATAACCAGTGCCAGACGCCTCATTTGAGGTAGAGTAGTCTGTTGTTGCTGCACCAAGAGATGCAGAACTAGTAAACAGAGCAAGTTTGAACGTATGACCGCTCGAGTTGGTAAAGTCGTGCTTACCTTGAAGCAGTTCCTGCTTGAAGGATGTGCACATCGCTTGTGAAATAGCCATTTAAAGCCTCCTTATTGCTTCAGCTAACTGCGGATGACCTGCATCCCTCAACGCATTATACACGGTTGTTCTATCACTACGAATAGCCTCCCGCATATAAAAAGCCACAACGGTTTCCATGTGCTTTTGAAACGCTCTGGCTTGATCTCGGATACCTGGATGAGCGGCATCCGAAACTGAAATTAATTGTTTTACACACCGTTCAGCAACTTCTTCAGGGGTCCAACCACGGTATTCCGTAGTATGAACCGATACGACTGGAGTTTCTGGAACGTCTACATCTAGTTTAAACATCAGGTTTTCTCTCTAATTATCAGACCTTCTCGGTAGGCATCCGTTGTTTCTAGAGCCTCACCGAAGTTTTTCAAACGAATTAACGCCTGTTGAAACTGCTGGTTGTAGTTTTGAAGAACATCAGCTTCCCCCTTCATAAAGGTATAAGCCTCTATCAGGGAGCCATACAACAGTGTCATAGGGGCGTTTGTACTTAACCAAGTGCTTCCGCTACCTGATTGAGCAGTCAAGCTGGCAGGACGATAGGTATAATGCAGCTCCGCTGTGAACGCCGCATTGGGAGTAGGCGACAGCATGAAATTGTTGATGTCAAAGAAAGCGTAATACTTCGGAACACCTGTAGCACCAGTGGGGTTGTACTCCTGCAAATAGTTCACGTCCTTGTACAGCAGGAACTCTTTGCTACCACCGTTTGTAATAGACAACGAATACGGCGCTAAAAAATCACTCGGACAAGTAAGAAACTGATTCGAGGATGTAGTCGTGCCCGTCTGATTCTTGCGGAAGAAAGTCAACGCCACACTCTTCAAGATGCGCTCTTCAGCTTCAACAATGAAAGTGTCTAGGTTGTTTACAAACGTAGTCTCTTGATTCTCACTATAATCTTGAATCGTTTGTTTTAACTCGTTGAATGTAAATGCCATTTAAACCACCACCGTGACGAATCCTACGCCGCCAATCATTTGCGCCTTATCCACTGGTGGAAAGACGTTATTGCCAACCGGAACGAATACATGGCCCTTTCCTGTATCAGGTCTAGGGTCGCGGAGAGCTTGTGGATCAACGACTCTACGTCTCGGATCAAGCTGCGGATGTTTCTCCTCAAATTCATCAGAACCTACCTTCAAGCCATTCCATTCTACCCGCATGTCACGAAGACGGTACCGAAACCCAGATCGATCTGAGATTCCGTATGCATCTTTGCCTGAAGCATAATTACCCATTATACCCTCAAATACTGGATATCAGGCTGTAGCTTCAAGGATACTCGATCTTCGTCTTCATCAGCGGCTCGTTGAAACTCCTCTTCATAAACATTCTTCAAAAGCTGAACACGCTCTGGCGCCTTCTTCAGGGCGATGTAATACGCCATGCCGGCAGCTGCACAGGGTAAGAACCGGAAGGGCAACTCAACATTGTTCGTCAGCGCGTCCGCATCTTCTATCCGCCGGAGATAGTAGTATACGATCTGATCCGTGCTATTTTCCGGTGTCGGCCAAAGTGTGATCTGTGGCGTGATCTGCCGATTAAAGAAGAACTGAGAAGGGCGACCTTGTGTCGTTTTGTTAGGGATCGACAGGTAATCGCCACGACTCAGTCGAGTCAAATCAAAGTCTGTATTACTGCGCCGCAGAACAACTTCAAGAAGATCTACAACATCTGCACCTAGAGTTTCAGTCGCTTGATTGTTTGTAAGCGTTATCGTTGCTTGCCTGACCGTCCAGAGGTTTACCCCTCTGTTCGCCCAATCTGCAAACATCAGATTCATAGAACGTCGCGCTGTTCGCGCATCATAACCAGTGCGAACCTCTAGTCCACAACGCTCATACGCCTCTTCTATGATGTCAGAAACATCAAGATCGAAATCTCTAGAGTTAGATGTCGCCATTACCTAGACCTAACTTTGCCGCCCTTCTTCATCTTACGCATCTTCTTAACGGCACCGCCACCGCGCATCTTACGCATCTTCTTAACAGCGCCACCGCCGCGCATCTTCTTAACACTGCCGCCGCCCTTCATGCCGCGTCTTTTCTTCATTCTTTTCATTGCACCTGCCATTTTAGTCTCCTGTAATACTCTTGACGTTGGTGATATGAAGAAGCGCCCCCATAATACTCTTCACAAGTATCATAATAACCCTTCTCTCTGAGCTGATCCGAAGCCTCTTGCAATTTACTCAAACGCTGTAAGAAGATCATGGCATAAGGCTCCTCATCAGTCATCTCTATCTCGTCATCCAACAAATCATTGTCGTCTGACTCTGGGTGAAAACCCATTAAAAACATGTCTTTCGTATTGAAAACACCATTTGATAAATCTTCATTCAGGCTGTCTAGTATTTCATAAAACTCTTCTATATCTTCATAACAATTATCAACAAGAATAACTACGTCTTTAGAATCGTCCCAATCATCTATCGCTAAATACAGAACATCCCAGTCCGCTGTATCCTTGAATACAAAATCTACTTTATTTTCTCTCCAAGCTTTTTTAGCAAAGGGACAGGCAGGCAAACCGTTATAGTTGTCACTTGTTTTTTCCAAGACGGAAGATGACCAGCGCCGTATCTCCTTAACTATCTCTTCGCGGTTCATTTTTTTGTCTTTCTTCTGCGAACAGATTTTACACGCCTAGGCCTACCAGCAGGCTGGCCCAGCCGCTTCTTTTGCGAAATACGAGACTTCTTCTCTTTGGCAGATAACTCCTTCGTTGTTTTGGGCGTCTTTGAAGAAACCCGCTTTGATGGGCGACAATAAGGGACACCACGTTTTTCTCCTTTTTGGCGCCCACATTTTTTCCCCGTGCGGACATCCTTCCAATCTTCTTTGAACCAACGCTTTAACGCGAGTCCAGATTTTGTCTTCCTAACCGCCATCAGGATTGCTCCACAGCACCCTTGGTGCGCTTACGTTTTTTTGGCAAAACGACTCCGCAGCCTCTCGCTACTGCGGTTCCTTTGATCTTCTTGCCTCGAAACTTGCGTTTCGGTCTTGTCTCTGGAACTCTCATTAGAAGGTCTTAGCCTTGCGTTTAGAAGAGCCAGTCTTTCTTTTAGACTTCTTACTCTTTCCTCCAGTTCCATAGTTTTTGGCTCCCACCTTTCGGCATTTAGCAATCGCGCCCGAAGCATACGCCGATGGAAAAACCTTATATCTTGCTTTAACCTTTCGGTAACATGCATCTTTTGGCACTTTAACCCCCTTAGTCGTTTGCTTGGCGATAGAGCTGCGCGAGATCGTCATTGCCCTTCTCCGCTAAAAACGCCTGCCACATGGGTTTGATCATCTCATAATTTGAGGCGACCTTCTCTTTCACAACAGCGGTATCCGTCTTGAGTTCAACGATAGAAATACCTATCCAACCCAAGAACGCCAAAGTTGCACCGCTAATGATTGTGCTTAGATTCTTCAACACCGCCACCTTTTCCTTGCCTGACAAATACGCTTCTTAGGCGTTTTGCGGCAATTGATGTTATGCATTTTCATCTGCCCCTTTGAACGGGAGCAATAAGAACTGCGGCGTTTCGCACGAGACTTGCTCGGCTTTTTCTCCGTTACAGCCGTTTGGAGCTTGCTGCCTGGATTCTTACGACGGTACGCCGCGACTCCAGCTTTAGTCATTCCCGCCCCAGACTTGGTGGAGCGGAAATTCTTTTTGTTGCGCTTGGGCATCTTTGTGGCCTTACGAGCCATTAGCCAAAGAAACCTGTGATTGAATCTATATTGGTAAGTGTCACATGACACTCATCATTAAAGATCATCCCATGATCAGGTATGGAGATCTGATTGTCATCCGAGGTGTGAAACACCATAGATAACAAAGTAGCTCCACCACTGCCGTTTTTAAACACCACCGCTGGAGAACCACTAGAAGCTGTCTTTACATAGAAAGCCTTTAGACGAGTTCTGCCGCCTTGCAATGTTCCAGTCGCCGTGGCCGTTTTAGTAAAAATAGAAGCAGCCATTCCGCCCTCCTATTAGCCAAGGTTATTGTTTTGAGCATACAAAATAGTAACGCGAACTTCACCAGCAGTAGTTGAAGCAGAGGCCGTTACAGTCAAACGAATGTCTGCTGTTCCTGTGTCTTCCCATGCTAAAGCACCACCAGATTGAGTGGTCGGATACTTGCGGCCTGCGCTTGTTCCAATAGCAAAAGTGTTAACTAAGGTTGCTGCACCGCCAACGGTATCTCCAACACTCAGGTTAGTTGCATCACTTGACGCGGTAATAACGTCAATCACGCAGTCAATGATCTGAGAGTTTGCAGGAATAACAACGTCAGTAACAGAAGCAGTTAAAGCGCCCCCAGAAAGATCTGCTGCAAATGTCTGAGACATAACAACTTGACCGACGTTGGAAATGTTTGAGCCTAGGGTCGTGCCTGTTGTGTTCTTGATGGTTCCGGCTTTAATAGGACCAGAGAAAGTAGAAGTAGCCATTTAAATCTCCTGTCGTGGCTAGAGTCAGATCTATTCTAGATCTGTCAGGGTACGAACAGGATACACGAAAAAAGACGGAGCCGCAAATTCTACGGCTCCAAGTTTAGGGAGGAAACTACTGTAACAGAAGAAAGGGCGACTTGATTGCCATAAAGCCGCCCTTTCGCCTAGCTGGAGGACTAGGATTCTTAGGCGCCCGGCGAACCGAACACACAACGCGGATCAGAGAAACCGAAGCTGTAACGCTCACGAGCCTTGAAACGCATGTTGCCGGTGTCGAAGTCTGCTTCCATCTGAGTGGAAAGCGGTAGACGCTCAAAGTGTACAAAGCCACGAGGCGCATCGGTAAGGATGAAGAACGCATCCGTGTCCGTAAGGAAGTCGTTGACGTGGTAACCGTCAGGCAACATCCCCATGGAACGAAGTGCATTTACATCGTTATCCGCAGTACCCACACGCAGGTTAGAAACCATCAGACGCTCTGCAACGAACTGAAGCTGACGAGGTATGATCAGCTTCATGCCGCGAAGGGCGACTTTCAGGCCACGCTCATCAACGAAACCAGCGATGCTGATCAGAGCGTCCTCAAGTGAGGTCTCGTTCAGATCTGCGGCTGTGCCTGGCTCGTTAGCAAACGTGCTACCGTTTGTAAGCGGGTGTGATGCGTCACAAAGTGCAACACCGTCACCGCCGGCAGACGCACCAGCCGTAAACGCATTATTGAGAATGCTAGCTGCTTTGACCTGCTTCGTGTGTGCCATTGAACGAGCAAGAGCACGAGTGTAGCGAGAGGAGAGACGATCATAGAGATTGTCTTCCACAGCTTCTTCCGTGATCGAAAATGCCAGTGCAATGGTTTCGTGGTTGTACCGAGCTGTGAATGCTTCGTTGGCATCATCAAAAGTGATGGCGGAACCTTCCGACTTAGTCGGAGCGGCGCCAAAGCCACTCAACATCACTTCCTCCTCAAATGCTCGATCTGAGGACTCGGTAGTGTAGATTTCTGCGTGCTGGTTCTCGTACCTGTCGTACTCCATTCCAAATAGAGCATTGAGGCCTGGTTCCAGTTCTTTCGCTAGTTGTGCGCGAGAAATAGCCATTGATCAGCCTCCTTATACGCCCGTCGTAGAAACAGTACCCTGTGCAATGCTACCGTTAGGAGCATTGAAGTGGTTGTTTATACGAACGATTAATGGGATGCCAGCAGCACTAAAGTCTGAGTTTTCTGGGTCATCAAGAATACCCATAATACGCAGAGCGTCTGAGGCTGTGACGCCGACAGTATTCAGATCCGCAGTCGCAGAGGAAATACCTGTTGTGGTAGAGCCGCTGTTACCGTTTGCAAGCTGAATGTTTGAAAACACCTCTGTACGAAGTTCTGCTTCAGTATCGTTAGAACCTTGTACGTTAGACGTTGCAATCGTAAACAGCATTGCTGGATCGTCATACAAAAAGGCTTTGACGGGGTAATTCGCATCCGCGCCAGAACCAGGCCAGAAGTTAGAGAAAATTGTTTCTCCAGTGGTTGAACTGACATATTCGCATCCGTTGAACACACCCACGATTGAAACCGTACCACCAGCGGCGGCTTGCAGGTCATCAATCACTCCAGCGGCAAGCGGTATTACAGGCATGCCTTGGAAGATTGGGTTGGAGTTGTTAGATGCAATGCGATACTCAGTTGTACCCATGGAGGCTGGGGCGGACCCTAGCATGCCGTATGGTTTTAGACCAAAGGCTCCATTTGCATTTGCCATGAGAATAACTCCTTCTCACTATGAATCAGAGTCGCCTTTGCGACCTCCGAAGGTTACACGACTTTGCCTATCATTAGTAATAGGCATCGAAGGATGCTGCTCCTTCATTAAGTCCTGATCCACAGCAGTGATTTGTTCGCGTGTCCGATCACGGTAATATTCGGTTCTTTCCTGCGCTGTCTCTTCAGGTATACGGGCTAACATCAACCCACCGTTACCAATTACACCGGCATGTGTGCCTTCATCAAGAACCGCATAATCACGGCCAGGATACTCGTCAGCTCTGACTGGTTCCCATCCCTCACGAAGTTTCGCGTGGACGTTCATCTTGTCGTCGTCGCCTCTGAGTGCTGTCCTGATCCAACGATGGCGATACCCATCGGGCGGTGTCGGTGCATCTAGTCGGCTGGGCGGTGCCCATGGTTTTCTGCGCGTTTGCTTTTCGCGTGTTTCTGTAGACCGTGGTTGTCTTGTATCACTCATAACTTAGTCCTTTACATACTTAGCGTATTCTTCCAAAGGAACTCCAAGTTTTTTAGCCATTGCTATCTGTGATGGTGACAACTTGACAGTCCTGCGCCCCTGCTTGTTGCTGCGGGATGCGGAAGTAGAAGCCGAGGCGACCCTTGTACTTCCCCCGTTCTGTTTGGCCCCCAACTCGTTTGGAAAACGAGATTTAAGACGAGAGTCCAATTCATTGTAGTAGTCATCGCCAGATGGGTCAAACCCTTCTTCGTTGACTAAGTTATTATGAATTACAAACGCGGCCTGTGTCATGATCTCGTCATCACCAAACCATTCGTTTGTTTCTGCCCACTTCTGTGCTCGTGGGTCTGGCTGTGCCTGTTGTGCCTGTTGTGGCTGTGTCTCCTGCGGAACCTCAACAGGTTGTGCCTGTTGCTCTTGGCGCTGTTTAGCAAGTCTATAGCGTTCTTGCTCAATGGCGATATGCGACAGCGCCTGTTGAGAATTGAACAAGGCATCCGCGTCACCGCGCTCATGAGCGTCCGTATACGCACGCTTGGCTTGTTCTAGCTGAGAATCCAAACGAGTGCCGTACTCACTAAGGTAGCCTTGATCAAGGTTACTGAGTTTGGTCTTGAGTTGTTCATTCTCTTGCTTCAAGACATCCGCAAGTCGCGCAGCTTCTTCCTTGTCGCGCTCGGCATAGCGGTACTTCTCAGTCAGCTTCTTGATGCGCTTCTGAACACCCTTACTGTAATTGTCTAATTCATCCTCGGACGCTTCGGCAGGCTCTTCAGTTTGAACCTCAACACGCTCTTCTTCAGCGTTAACCGTCTTCTTATCGTCCTCAAGCGTTACTTCAACGCTCTCTTCTTCAATTGCTTGAGCCTCTGCCATCTCCGTCTCCTTAGACATGCTTCACATCATCGGGTTCAAGAAGGGTAGCAATCACTTCGTCATCATTTATGACGCGAACCTCTCCACCTTCGATCTTGAACCTAGACCCTGCATAACGACCAATGCACACCCACTGACCTTCCTGACACCATGGCTCTGGGTTATCGCCAAACTTGTTGGGATCTTGGTAAGCCAACGGCCCTAGCTTCAGCACATAAGCTACTACCGTAGCTAGTGCCTCACGCTCACGGGCTTGATCAGGAATAAGAATGCCACCATCGGTCTTTGCCTTGCCTTGATACGGCATAACAAGAAGTCGCCAACCCGTAGGTTGCGGCAAGCGTTCTTTCAGGGATTTGTCGATGAGACCGGGGTCTAAGACTCGCTGGTCTGCCTCTACATAAGCAGAATCTGCGGTAACGGGATCTTTTGCTTTTGATCTGGCAACATGATCAGGAACGTATAATGTCTTCGCCATCGTCTAAGTTTCTCTCCAGCAGGGTTTTAATTTCTTCCTTGGCGTAGACAAGTCCCTGTACTTCTCCCACCAACCGCTGGTACTGCTCAAAGTTCTGAACACCACCAGATGTTAACATGTCAGCGATTTGCTCCTCTCGCTGACTCAACAAGCTATAAACATATTTTGCGAAGTCTGCAACATCCATCGGACAATTAATATGTACCGCTAAAGTTTTTGCCTGTTACCGCCGCACCACAACCACGAGCCATATCATCTGCTTTTACGCTCATTCCCTTACGAAATGTCTTAACAGACTTGTCCAGACGCTTGGTGTCTCGCTCTTTGAACAGATCAGATTTTGCAATTTCTGCGGCGTCGTCATCACCAAACTCTGCTAGTTCTTGTAACTCAATGATCCTCGGCTCTGTAGAAGTAACCTCGCCGCCCTCATTGAACTTAACTATGCCGCCATCGGCTTTACGAAGCTCTTCAAAGTCCTCACCGGTGATCTTATCGCGAGGCTCTGCTACACGGGCAATCTTCATCTGCTTTTTTGTCAGTGGCATGGCGCCCTCCTACTTCTTTCCAAAGAACTTCGTTGCTGATCTAACGCCAAAGCTGGCCGCTACAATCACACCCAGTGTATACTGATACCAGTCCGGCATCACCTCCAAAGCTGCAAAACCCTCTGCAACAATGGTTCTGCCCCACTCACCAGCAAAGGCCAGTATTAGCGGAATCGAGAACAAGATCGTTAGCCACTCGTCCTTCCAAGACGATTGACTGCCCTTCGCCATCAGCTTTTCCCAATCAGCCGTTGACGTAGCAGCAGATACCATCACCTTGGCTTCAGCTTCCGCCTTTGCCTTGGCAACCGCAGATTTGCCGCGTTGCTCTTCCGTTTTAGAGTCCATCCATGACCCAATTAGGCCGGATACAGGACCAATAAGTGCTTGTAACATCAATACACCTTTACCTGATCTGAGTTGACCTGTCTAGGAATACAGTACGCCGTAACTCGATCCTTGGGATCTAGCAGGTCTGAATGTCTATAATTTCCATACCTTTTGGAGACTTGATTCGCAAAATAGTTACATTCAGTGATTGAATAGAAATACATGTTTCCACTCTCTAGCTTGCGGAACTCTCCTGTGCCCAAGTATACCAGCAACAAAAAAGCGTCTATCATTTACGGCTCATCCACGCTGTGGTGCCCATATACGCTCCAACGACACCGGCGCCGCTAATATAAAATAGATTGCTTATTTCACTAAGCGCCTCAATACGTTCAACAGATACCCATGGCGTAAACATGGCGGCAGTAAACACCCCCATGCCAATCAAAGTGTATCTCGCCATCCGCAGTTGAGCTAAACTTTTTCTCAAGTCGCGCTCTGTCTCTCGTATTTCCTTGGCGTGTTCTAATTCTTCGTCAGTAATTTCACCATCGCCGTCCAGATCATACTCGGCATACTCGGTGTCCTTCTGAAACTTCTTAACCATTCTCTTTCCTTTTGACATACAGCCATGCAAGAAAGACAAGGAACGCCCCAACCGATGTCACCAAAAGTATTATGCAGATTACTTCAACGAACTTCCGGCGCCGTTCACGTTGCCTGTATAGGGTTTCCTGTCGTTGCTTTCGGATCCGGCCTTCCATGCGAATCAGCTCTTCCCAGTGAGACCTGCCCATTGTAAGTCCGATCCAGTTTTGCAACTCCAGACGTTGTTGCTGCGCCTTCTTTTTTGCCGCAAAAACCTCGATAGCCTCTTGTTCGACACTCTTTCCGCTGAATAGCTTCTTGAATATAGGAGGGTTCTTGGCCTCTTTTTCGGCCTGGTCTAGGTCAGATAATGCACCCATCCAACGCGAAAGGTCGGATGCCATCGACTCGATGTCCCGTCCTATCGCAAAACCTTTTTTAATGGCTCCAAATGCCGCCGAAGCGGTGGCCATCGCAGTTACTGGATCCAATTATCCCTTACGCATCGCCAACTCACGCTGGGTCTGGATGCGTTCCCTGTTCACATCTGCCCTATCTTCCGCGATCTCCTCTTGGAGTTCGATTCGCGCTGCGTCAGTCATGGCTCTCTGCTGGAGCTTCTGGCGTTCCAAATCAAGTTCTGCCGAGTCCTGCGCCGCTCTGCGCTGGGACTCGTTAGCCTTGATAGCAAGCTCTTGCTGCCGGATTGCTACAAGAGGATCTTGTTGCCCTTCCGGCGGTGCAAGCATCTGAATGATTTCTTGGGTGAACTGTGCTTCTAGTTTTGCAACTTCGGCTTCAACCATGTCCTCACTCATCGCAGATGCTGCTTGCATTTGTTGTTGCGCCATCATGGGGTCTACTGCCCCCATCTGAGCGGCCAATGCCATTTGCTGCGCCTGCGCCTGCTGTTCTTGGACTTGAGCCATCACAGTCAAACGTGCCTTCATGGACACATGATCCTGAAGGTGCCCCATGAATATAGCATAAATGTTAGGCGATGTAGAGACCAACGGCAACTTCATGAACATGATGTGTGCCATAATATGAGCGTCATGGTCCTGCTGTTGGAAGGCTGTCAGGAGTTCGCCCTGCATTCCCTTGGCATTCTCAATGCTGGGACTCGTAGGCTGCGGTTCCTTCTTGGCCGGCAGAATCTCATCAATGTTCTGCACTTCTAGCGCCTGATACATACGCTTGTATGCTTCATGGAGATTGTGGATCTGCGGATTCGACTGCGCCAACTGTAGCTGTGTCTGCGCTAGCGTTACCCGTTGTGACATCGAGAAGATGTTGGGATCCGATACTGGAACCACATCTACGCGACCATCAAAGTCCTGTGCTTTGATCTCTGAAGGTGCTCCGGCTACCTCATAAGGATACACAGGAGGGAGATTTTCTGCGAAGATTCTAGCGAGGAGCCGGAACTCTGTCTTCTGAGCATAATGCAGGCGCTTGTGAATGGCCGACATGACCTTCATACCGCGCTCAAGCAATGCCACAGTTGTACCTACGGGCATGTCTCCACTTTGAGCGCCGTCACCAATCTGCTGATCGGCGATAGACACAAAGCGACGACCACCCTCAATCAAAGAGGCCAGCAACTGCGCTAGCGTGCCTGACGGCTCTTTGAATGGAAGCGGAATGATAGAGTTGCGGATGTCGCCACCAGGCGCATCAATGTCTCTGAACTCACCAGGACTTAGCGGTTCGTCATCGTTACGGATGCGAATGCCCCGCGCCTTGAATCCAGACGGCAAGTTTGCCAGTGTGCCGGAATCAATCAACTGACGAAGGATGCTGGTCGTAGCGCGACCCAGCCCACCAATCATGTGGATCAAGCCGAAGCCATAGAAACCCAGACCGGGCAGGAATTTGTAGTGTACGAAATACTGACGCTTACGCTTCAGCGAATCTTCTTGATCATAGTTACGAGTGATCGACAGAATCTCACCTGACCCGTGGTCAATCGTAACGACATACGGCAGCTTGATCTCGGTGGGCTGACCATCGGGACCAACGTCTTCAAAACCCTCTAGATCCAGATCGACATGCATCTCCAAAACGGTGTGAATGTCGTCCGTATACCCTTTGCTAATACCCTCAAGTTCATCAACCTTGTCGCGAACCGGATCGTCTACATTGTCATCTATCGACACCTCTACGTCCTTGTAGATGCCTGCAACCTGCATCTTGCGAAGCTGGTTGCCATCCATACGCAGAACGTGCGTTACACGAGGTGCAGTGTTCAGATCGGTGGCGGAGTACGACACAACCAGATCTTCCGAAGGCACAAATGCCGATACCGCACGAGCCTTGGTGGGATCAAAGTAAACCTTCTTGAAGGTAGAACCGGACAGCGGCAGATAGAACAGCATCTGATCCGTGTCAGGATCAAACTCCTCCATGACCTCAGTAACCTGATAGTTCATGAAGTTCTTCACGCGGCTGGCCTGCGCTTCTTTCTCCATGGTCTTGGAGCCAAGAACCTGCGTCTTCACAGGACCGCCGGCAGGCAGAAGTTCCTTATATGCTTGCGCTTGGAACTGCGTGACGGATTCGGCAATCAAAGGGTGTGTTACGCCAGATGCGCCCTCAAACGGCTGAGTGCGCTCCTGATACTTGATACCAAGAAGATCCAGACCCTTGGTATACGCCTGTTCCCAATCCTCGCGAGACTCCATGTCTTCTTCGTACAAACCACGAAGTTCGCTGGATATCTCACCCAAAACATCGTCATCAATGATCTCGGCGAGATTCGCCATGTGATCATATTGCTCAGTCTCTACCTCAAGACCGTCAGGCACACCGCCCATGAGAGCCTGCACAATTGCGCTACCGTCAGGCTGCTGAACAACCTCGGCGCCTCCAGCAAAGTCTGGAGCCTGCGGGATCTCTACGTCCATACCCTGCGGCGCTTCAATGCCAGAGTCTGTCAAGCTGCCCATCGGGCGTGGAGGTAGTGCCATTAATAATACTCCCGTTTCCTCGGATACCAATCAGAGTTATCGTTCTCGCCCTCAAGCTCGATGAACCCACCCTGCCGGAAACGAATCAAAGCCATCGTCATGCTATCGACAAAATCGTCATGCTCCCCATGTGGGAACGCAAGACACTCTTCAATAACTTCCTCCGAGAACTTCTGTTCCGGTGCCCACACCATCCCCGCCTCAAACAGCGGAGCCACCGTGTGCATACGGGTGATCTTATCACGGCCTTTGCTTGGTGTATAGTTCATGACCGGAATGCCGGCAGCACGTAGCTCGTCCGTCAGTGGCTGGCCCGACGCCTTCGCTTCAATAATGACCATATCAGGTTCCCAATACTCGTACTCTTCTCCTGCCACCTCTTTAAGTTCAGGGAAGTTCCAACGACCACGACGAGCATCCATAAGAATGATATTATCGGCACCGGTATCTTCATTTGCAAAAACTCCCCATGTCGTAATCGCCGAGAAGTCAGCCGTCTCTTTCTTGCTGAAAGCCGTGTCATACGCCTGAATGATGTACTTCACAGGCGGAATCTTCTCCTTCTCCCACATCTGCCACCACTCTTTCTTGACGATGGCGCCCTCTTCGGCTGTCGGATTCTGCTGCCACTGTGCGTTCCACTTGGCTACAGGCAAAGATGCCTTGACCTTGACCAGGTCATCCTTGTTCCAGAACTCCGGCCAGAGCGGTTTGTCGGACGGAAGTATGGCTGGGAACTCCACAACCTCCCATTCGTCCGCCATCTGGTCAGAACCCTGCATCTTGAGCACCTGACCGGTCAAATCCTTCTGGCCCCAGCGCGTCATGACGATGATTATCGCCCCACCAGGCTGTAAACGCTGTCTTGGACCGGATGTGTACCAGTCAAAGGCGTGATCGAAGGCCGTGCTGGACAATGCGTCCTGCTC